GTAGAGTCGTTAAACTTGGAACTAAAGATTGGATGGCAATAGCAATCCAGTCCACAGCCTCGGACAACTGAGGCGATTTCGGTGAATGAAAAGGATTTGATTATCAAAGCCCTAGTGGAGATGATTGAGCGTGATGGAGGCTCTGTTACCTCTCGCACTATCGATAGGGTGGTGGCTAAGGCATCTCCGCAAAAGAAAGCACGCAAAGTTAGTGCTTACTCTAAGCGTTACGGAAGAGAGTACAAGCGACTCAAAGCAAAGCATCCAAGAGCCTCGTTCGGATCTCTAAGTAAGAAGGCTCACGCCGCTACAAAAAAGGGGTTGAAGAAGTAATGGCCGATAGAGCCTTACTTGGTCCTCGTAGACTTACTCAAGATATTCCTGAATATCAAGGGATATACGATGGCACTATCTTTCCCGATAATAAGGGATGGAGTGCAGGGCCTCCGGCGGCTGGATTGCCCAATGCAATAATGTATGAAACCTATTTCGATATGGGTGGACTTACCCTCGATGATTTAACATTCGTACCCCAAGGTATTGAATTGCAAGATCCTGGCAGGTACATAATGCAGAACTTTGATACTGGCGATGTAGAAGTATTGGACATTGTTAGTCAAGAACGATTAACACTTCCCGACATTGATGCAAACCTTCTCCTAGGCAATGTACCCGGTATGATGGAATCAACAGAGGACTTTACGCAAATTCTATTTGGCCAGTATCGCGTACTATTGCTAACTAATACTAGCGCTAATGTGGAATTACTTACTCCAATTACTGGTGGAAGTTTTGGTTCAGGTGAAGCCACTGCCGCTAGTAGACTATGGTGCTACCGAGTTGTTAGGGTAAATGGAACCGGTAAAACACCCGGTATAGATTTGAAGATCCCTGCGGCTAGGTTTGTCATGATTGGCACAACAATAGAAGAAAGCGAACTCCCTTACATGATGCGCCTAAAGCGTTCATTTGAACTAGCGACTCAGGGGTGAACCTTTGGGTTCTTTCAACTTTAGTAAGTTTGACCGCTTTCTAGGCAAATCAGCACTTCAGGCTTTAGTGATGTATGGCTACTCAAAGAGCCCTAAAGGGATCTATGACAAAACGATGCTCGGATTAGGCACCATTGGAATTTGGATGCCATGGGCTAGGAGAGCCGTAGCAACAGGTACAGGGTGGGGTATCCGTATGACATTACTTTCTCCTGCTGGATTGGCCGTAGTGGTTCCAGTCATTGTTGGAGGAGGCGTTTCCTATGCTATCGATGAAGAAGACGGCTTGGATAATTATGGGGGATTCATTTCCGGCGGGCTTGTTGGCAATGAACCAAACTATTCGGATTACTTTAATGTCTATGAGAATGTTAAAACAATTTGGAATGCACCTAGAACTAAAAGCAGTGGGAATTTGTTAGGTGAACATCTTGCGGAAGAGCGAGCGCGTTACGGCCCATATGGTTCAGACAAACGAGATGCGGTGATAGAGAGTAGAATTGCCGCAACTGAAACATATAGTCAAATGAAGTTTAGATACGAGAATTCAACCGCAGCGGAAAAAGCCGCTTATTTGGAACTATACCGTTCATTGTTGTATTGATTCAGGGATCTTGACTGGGTGTGATTTCCAATCGCAGACAGTGCAAACTTTCTGTACTGCAATAATAACATCAGTGTCATAGTCTCGATTGATATAATCTGTAATACATCTTGATCCACATTTGAAACACTTCATTCTTCTTCTTCCTCCAATTTACATTCACATTTCTTGAGAGAATAACACTCCAAGCAAAGCCAGCAATAAACAGGTCTTTTCATTCTTCTCCACCTCGGTTATACTTAGCATCAAGAACTTGAGCGTTCCATAATAGAATAGCAGCCGAGACTCGGTTAGATCGAACACCTTTGTTCCATTCTCTAAATACATCATATGCGCTTTCACTCATTGAGATAGTTACTGTTGGCAATTCAAAGCCTCCTTGGTGATAATGAATGAGAATGAAAGCAAATGCGACATACATTATTGCCACATCTTGCCGAGTGCCATTTACTTGACCATGATATTCGTCCTTCGATTGCACAAGCCACGCAGCATCTTCTGTTCGCCATGTTCTATCCTAGAAGGTCCTTACTTATAGTTATTATTATTATTTTATCCAGTAAAAAAAAGGATCTTTGACCTAGAAGTTCATTAGGGTGGTATTATTATTGGTAGGTGGGTGGGGTGGAGGTAAGTAAGCCTCGGGGCCTTCGGCGAAGATAAATCCGGGTCAAGTGTAAGTTTATAGGCTGATTTTGTATCAGGGGGTACATGGCAACATCTAAGACTGGCTCTTTCTACCTAACCGAAACCGTAAATTTACCCGCTGCATCTGTATCAGGTACTCGGACTCAAGGAACTATTGACCTTGGTGCATATGTGAATGTACCGACAGGACAAGCAGTTGCAATTGAGTCTGTAGACTTCATCATTCAACATGATGGCACAGGACACTCACAAGAACTCCAAGGAATGCTTGTGAGCAATGGATGTCTCTCTTTCCAATTAGCCGATTTGAACCCGGGCACTCAACTTGTCCGTGCTGATGATCATTCTCTTGTTGCAAGTGGGTCTCTAAACATAGATGTTGCAGCAAACCAAGGGTCCGAACAAGCAGACTTCTATCCTGATAACTTTGGTCCTGCTTCTCTAAGCGAGGCTTTCATGGTAGTCAATGACTCCCTTTATCTTGTAATTGGAAACAATGGCGCACTAGTATCTGCCACAACCGGCATCGACATCACTGTACGCATTCGCTGTAGAGTCGTTAAACTTGGAACTAAAGATTGGATGGCAATAGCAATCCAGTCCACAGCCTC